GGTTCGGTATTAGCGATGCAAGTAAAAGACGATGGCACTTTGAAATTGTTGAACAATAATTTAGCTGGGGATTTAATCAATTTCAATTGGACAGTACTTGGTTTTAAGGTTGGTGCATCATTCACTATCGAGGGCGAAGAAAACGCTGGAACTTATACCGTTTTATCCGTCGATACTTCGATAGTAACATTAACACCAGTAACCGCAACTCCTGATTTTAGCGGAGATGCTTTTATTACTATTAGTTGGGTATTAAATAATGTGCTTTACACTAATAGAACAACAGAGGGATTTGAAACTATTACAGGAATTGACGCATTAACTGGATATAGCAATTTAATGTACAGTTGGGGGCGAAATATTAAACGTTGGTATCCTTATTTAGCAACTGCAACCAATTTTAAAAGAAACGGTAAAATAAAAACTACATCGTTTAAAATCAATGGTAAATTAGAAACCAAACTATTTACAGAGGATGAGATTGTAAGCGATAGTGCAGATATTCTTAATAGCGATATTTCGGGACTGAAAGTATTAACACCATTTGTGCATAGTGTTTCTGTGTTTGCTGATTTTAATACTATTTTGCAATTAGTTAAAGATGTTCAAAATTTAAAAGGTTTTGTTAGAGTAAAGTTAATTGATGGTAGAATGATTAAAGGACATATCAAAGAGTTGGATTACGTTTGGTCAACTGGCGAATTGGATATGGATATTGAAGAACGATTTGAAAGCGATTATATGACTATTGTTAAAGATGGCGATACTATTTTTGTTAACGAAGTAGGTTATGATGAAAAAATAGGTTTAAATAAGTTTATTATTAATGATATTTATGTACTTTTGTTTGACAATAATAATATCGAAATAACTAAACCAATACGATTTACAAATATTTCTATTAACGGAATTGTTTATGATGATGTGGTAGAGTTTAGCGATGCGATGTTTGAAATATTAAATTAGAAATTATGGAAGAAAAGTATTTAGAACAGATTGGTAAAATTATTGAAGAAAACGATGAGATATTTTCTTCAGAAATTAGTTCTTTAAAAGTAAGCGATTTTTTAAAACTACAAAAAGCAATTTATACTATTAGAAAAATAAACTTCGATTTTAAATTACAGAAAGTAGAAAAAGAATTTTACTATTCGGTTAAAGCTATTGATAAATTGTCTAAAGCTATTAAGTCATCATGTAATTTTACAGAACCAAAACTAACAGTAAATAAATCTGATAAAGTTTTTGAGCATATTGATAATGACTTTATAGAAGTTAACGGAGTTAAAATATCCAATGAAATATTTGAATTAGGTTATTTTGTTTCGGTAGATAAAGGTAAAATATCTATTTTTAAAAAGTAAACAACCCAAATCAATGTTGTGAAACATAGATACAATTAATGGAAGATTATAGTTTTATTCGGCTAGAGCCAACTTTATCACTTGCGAGATACACTCGCAACTCTCCCGTTGCTACAATAGTCAATAATTGGTTTATACGCTTAGAAACCGATAAAACTTACTTTCAAATATCCAACACTAAAAACGGCATCGCTTTCGATGGTAATTATACCGTTTTTATTGTTGATTGTTCAGGTAATGAGTTACTGGAAATAACAGAAAAAGTAGCAATCTTTGAGTTTATCGACAATCAAGGTTTACCACAAATAGCGTTTGAAATCACTAATATTGGTACTGATTTCTATATGCAAGAAGTATCACTAAGATTTAGGCACTCAGCAGTTTTAAGCAACGTTTTTTACTCCAATCCAATATTAATAACTAACTATCAAAAACAGTTTAATACTTTCTTTGAATATCGTAGTTATAAAGACTTTTACGGCACGTCTTACAACAAAATAAATAAATATCAAGCAATATCTTTACATTGCTATTTTGACGTTAATAATGCGGAAGAAAGTAGTAAGGAATACACAAGTACGGACGGCATTCGTGTAACGTCAAACGTAATTGCAACCGATTTAGAAAAATACATTTTTGAAAAAGGTATTGATAATTTCACTTACCGAAGATTAAACAAATTACTCACTAACTCCGTTATTTATGTTAACGGCAACAGAATGACTAATAAGTTAATTAATCAATCGGATGAGCGTATTGGTGACACGAATAGATTTAATCAAGAGTTTGAAATAGCAGTTAACTACAATGAGCAAAAAGAATACGAATATCAATTGTTTGAGCCGTTAGAATTAATATCGTTTATTCCTAGTGGAAATTATACGGCACAAATACCAGTATTGGGTGATATTTACGGAGAAACATATAGTGAAGTTTACAATTAAAAATATAAAGTTATGCCAACAAGAGCGGAAGTAATAGCAAACATTGACGAAACGATTAGAGATAAAACAATTATTGATAAAATCGATAATGTAGAAGATGCTGATAATAGAGAGTTGATATTAGATTATATCGACCAAGAAGTTGCAACAAAAGTTAGTGCTGATGATTTAGGTGCAGTTGCTTTTTCTAATGATTATGCCGATTTAGAAAACAAACCTGATTTAGACGCTAAACAAGACGCTTTAGTAAGTGGTACAAATATTAAAACTATTAACGGAAATAGTGTTTTAGGTAGTGGTGATTTAGTAATTGCTGGTTCTACTAAAACAAGCGGTTCGATTACATTAACTGGAACATTTCAAGTTTTACCCTTTGATGTGAATAGTTGTGCTTTTAGTGGCGGTAAAGCTTATTTACCAACTACAACTGAAGTAATGAAAACAATTTATGTTATTGCAGTAGCTAATAATATTGAAATAAGAGCCAATGCGTCGGGAACAAATAGAATGTTTGAAGTTTTCAATACTTTTACTGCTTCTGTAACATTACTAACAAATGAAATGTATAGATTTACTTATATTGATTTCGGAGGTTATTGGAAAGCTGAAAAAATATAAATATGAACTTCCCTAACCAAATATCAGGCACTTTTAACCATCCTATAACAAAAAATGTAGGATGGTTAGACGTGTATAAAGACGGATTGTTTTATTTACGTTTTACCGAAGCTGATATAATTGTAACTGGCAATTCATTTACTATTGATGTAACAAATTTATTCCCTGATAATGGAAATTACTACGTATTAATGAGTGACGGCTTGTTTATTAGTGATTTTGGAATTTATAGCGGAATTAGTGACAGCACAGTTTGGACTTTTAGTATAATTTCAGGGCAATACAATAGTGAACAATATAATAATGAACAATATTTAACTTAAAAATATGGCAACAAAATCACAAGTTATAGCAAGTGTAAATGGCTATTTAACGGAAGTTATAGAGATTGACAATCATAGAGCATCAATGCTTGATTTGATTAATCAATTGTATCCAACAGCGGTTACAGACACGCATTTAACACAAACATACACAACAAAAGACGGCTCGGTATTTAACTATACAATATCACTTGTAAAACACGGAAACGCTGTACACATTAGCGGTAACGTAACGAATACTAGCGGTCTTTCAGTAACAGGGCAAGACGTGTTTGATTGGAAAACGACAGAGTATCAACCAATAACAGGGACTTCTCAAAGCTTTAAAGACGCTACGAATACAGTAGATTTTATTTTAAGAGCGAATAATTTCGGTTTTTCTTCGGTTTTCCCACCTTTATCAACTTATTTTTTTGAATATAAATTTTACATAGCAAAAGATTAATTATGCCAACAACAGTAAATGCAGTACAAACAACTGGTTTTGCAAACCGATATAGTGAGAACGTTTTGAATTATAATTTAGCGTTTCAATCGCCATTTTCAGGCGAAATAGTAAGCGGGGCTGGCGTATGTAGTGTTTCGCAAGATTATGTATATGCTTTAAATAAATCTTTATTTATTCAAGGTTTAAGTCCAGATTTATTATTAATTCAAGCACCATCTGACGAGTGGACTACGCAAATTAGCACTTATAGAACAACTAACTATACTATATTTCAATTCTCTTGTTATAATAGTTCGGGGGTTGTTTTAACAGGTAGGTTTAGATTTTTTGAAGATGGTTTTGAAACTTATATTATGGAGTTTTCTTTACCTATATCGGGATGGAATACATTTTTTCAAAACATTATTATAGGAGGTGACAATTTAACTTTTCAAATAGAGTTTGACGAAACAGAAATAGGAAGCCCCGTTGATTGTTATTTTGGCGGTATAAAATTAGAATACGACCAAGATAGAAATTACACGCCAACTCCATATAGTCCACCTACACCAATCGAAATCAACCACACCGAAACAATCGATATTCCATCGATAGGCAGTAACGACACGGAGTTGGTAAATGTAACAATACTTGGTGCTAAATTAGGTATGTTTGTGAATATGACAAGTCCACCAGCGATAACAACAATTAATGAGTTAGTAATAGGTCAACCTATTGTAAGCGCAACCGATACCGTTTCGTTTATCGTTCACAATCACTCTGGCGGTTCGATTAATCCAGCTTCAGGCGATTTTAATTTTAGAGTATATGAGTAATTTATCAATAAGAAAAAAATCAATAAACACTTGGTTACATACCGATAGTGTTTTTGGCGACTTTATTATTTCAAAGTTTTATTTCAATTCATTTTTTGCTAAATTCCAAATAGTAGAAGAGGGAAATACACGATTAGAACAATACGAAATCGCTAATATTACTTTGTATGATGATACAGATGGTGGAGCTCCTGAATATTTTGCAACTATTACCGAATTGTCATTAAGATTGGAAGAATTGCAATATCCAGCGTTTGACCGAACAGGTACAAGCGTTTTTCCAAGTATGGAACAAATCACAAACGTAAATGTTACCGATGTTGAAGACGGTCAAGTTTTAGCTTGGGATGTAGCTACAAGTAAATGGGTAAACATTACGATTGGCGGGTTAACAACCCCGAATTTTCAAGAGGTTACGGATGAGGGAGCGACGACGACGAACACGATTGAAATAGATATTGACGAAGCAGAAGCTATAATTTTTTATAGTGGTGGAGAAGTAGTAGGGCAAATAAATACAACTAATGATGGTGTTGAGCTTGTTACTTCAGATGTTTTAGGCGAAAACAGAACGAGGTATAGAAATGGAAATATAACAGTTGCAAAAGACGGAGGCACTCCTAGAGAACACCAACTTCCAATTAATGAAGATGGAACTTTTGATTTAGTAGCTATTATTGTAAACGCAAATAAAACCGCCGAGAATGATGCTAAATACACCGTAATAGCAAACGCAACCTTTACAGACCCTACACCAGTAGAAGGCAAAGGATATACCGTTTTCGTTAGAAACGGAACGGCAACGATTGGCGGTGTTGGTTATACGGCTGGTAGTTTGGTTTATAGGTTTTATCAGGGTGGAGTGTGGGGTTCGACTTCTATTGGCGGTACTGTTCCTGATGCTTCACCAACCGTTAAAGGAATAGCAAAACTTTACGAAAATTTATTAGCGAGTAATACAGACGGAAGCGTACATCAATCGGCTTTAGTGACAGAATTTGCAACAAAACAAACCAATTTCTACAAAGACGCCTCAACATCAACTGCGGTAACAGGAACGACAGCGAATACTATTTTAGTTTCTCATTTAATTCCCGCAAATACCTTTGCGGTTGGAACGGTTGCGGAAGTAAGATGTAATATTCAAAGAGTTGGTGCAAATGCAAACGCTACTTATAGAATGTACACAAATACAAGTAATAGTTTAACTGGAGCAACACAAATAGCTACTTTCAATAACACTACTACTGGTTTATTCTCTCCATTTAAAAGACTTTTCGCTTTGAAGACAGGTAATTTATTATTTGGTGCTGGAGCATCAAGTACGTTATTAAATGACGAGGTTATTAACACAACTGCTCCAAGTAGTACGTCTTTTGACCCAACGGTTGACAATTATATTATTATTAGCGTAATTCCTCAAAACGCCTCTGACAGTTTTACAAGCGAAACATTCACAATTAAAGGAAATAAATAATGAAAACGATAATTGATAAAAAAACAGGATTTGTAATTTATTGTGCTGAAACTTTCGAATTAAACGATAACGAAATAGCGGTTGACGAATTACCTACTTTGGAATATGACCAAGAAACACAAAATATTTATTGGGATTTTAAAACTAAACAATTTTATATAAAATGACACAAGAACAACAACAATTCATCAAAGACACAATCGCTAAAGCAGAAGATTTAGGTTTAGCTGGTTATTTATCATTACAACCAAAAGAAGAAGAAAAAGCTTTGTTTACTGTTTGGGAAATTGGCGCACCAAAAAAACCAAGATGATAAAAATATTTCCAATCTTAACCTATTTGCTATATTGGTTACTGTTATTTCTCTTTGTGTTTGATTACGAAAATTATAATCAAGCACTTTGGGAAACGGTAACGAATTATTGGTGCTTTGCTTTTATTGGTTATTTTTTTGGAGTACTAATAACTAAATCAGAAGCAACGATAAACTCTACTATTTCAGTTGATAGCTTTACAGTTTCGGTTTTTATTACTATTTTACTATTAGCCGGCTTGGATTTACTTTGGTACACAACACCAATAAGCGAAAAATATAACTTACCTATTTATACGGCTTGTTATTTTACAATATTATTACTTACATTTGTGTTTAACGAAATATTTAAAAAGAATGAAAATAGAATTTAAATTTACAGTATTAAAAGGTTTTAAAGAGTTATTCAAACTCGTGCCTTTGTCATTAAAAAAAATATTCTCAAAAGAGTTTATAACAAAACGATATTATTTACACGCTATTGTTACTGCAGTAATTATGTTATTACCTAACTTTGGTTTAAATCTAATCTTTTGCCCTACGATATTAAAAGTATTTTTACTAGGTGCTTTGGGTTGGTATATCAATATGCGTTGGGAAACTTATCATTCTTCACGAGGTAATGTTTATGATGATGTGGATGTATTAACTGGAATTTATACTGTAATATTAATTGCTTTGGTATTGTAATGAAAATACTTTCAGATACATTAACGGTAAACGGCAAATATTCAGCAAAGCGATTACAAACGTTTTCGGCTTTTTGGATAGCTGTTGTTTATGCTTTTTCGCCAATTATAATACACATTATTACAAGTATATTTAACCTAGAACCATTTATATTCGAAGTTAAAGAGTTTGTTTTTGTTGGTTTTATCGCTGGTGGTGGCTGGTCTTTGTATCGAACTCAAAAACAGAATGAAAATATAAATTATACGCACGATGGAGCAGAACAATAACGACCACGATTTAAAGGAAATAAAAGGTAGTATTGACAGTTTAAAAAAACATTTTGATATTCTAAGTAAAGCGCAAAAAGACACCGATATATTTAGAGTTTCACAAAATGAAAAACTAGACAAAATTATAAATGCTTTGACTGATACTGAATACAACGGTAACGAGGGCTACATTACTAGAATGACTAAACTAGAAAAAAAAGTAGCGCAACACGAAAACTATTGGCGTTTATTAGGCGTTATTCTTTCGAGTGGTATTGTTATTTCATTAGTAGTTAAATTAATAAGTAAAGTTTAAAATTATGGACGCAATCACACTACAAAGAATTAAAACGGCTCACCCCGATATTAGAGAAGAATTAGAGCAACAGTATATTGAAGCTAATAACTTGCTTGGCAAAGGTGTTCGTTTACGTTTTGCTTATGTTTATCGAACGATAGAAGAACAAAACGCATTATTTAAACAACGCCCTAAAGTAACCAACGCTAAAGGCGGTCAATCAATTCACAATTATGGTTTGGCTTTTGATATTGTTTTGCTTTATGACTTAAATAATGATGGAAATTTCGAAACTGCATCTTGGAACTTGTTAAAAGACCACGATAAAGACGGTCAAGCGGATTGGATGGAAGTTGCTAACTATTTTAAAAGCAAAGGATGGAATTGGGGCGGAGATTGGACTGGTTTTAAAGATAGTCCGCACTTTGAAGTTAAAGGTCACACTTGGCGTGAATTGATTAAGAAAGAACGTTTTTTAAATAATGGCTTGTATTATCCTAAATTGAAATAAAAAAAGCAACTACCGAAATAGTTGCTTTTTTTTAGAAATTATGTTCATGGAAATCTTAGCGAAGACAAAGATAGGGAAATTATTTTTTAAAATAACTACTTAACCTAAAATACTTTTTTAAATCCGTTTTTGGCTTATTAAAAATATCATACTTATTAGTTGTCATAAAACTTGGAGTTAACGGTTTATTAAAAGACAATAGATTAAGCCAAACGCATCCAAAAAATAAAACTCTAATTCTTTCACTAAAGGTTAGTTTCCAACAAGTAATAACTTCGCCTTGCGAGGTATTGTTTTTAAAAGCTGGTAAAGTATTATATTCGTCTTGGTTTTCTGCAAAATTAACATTGCATTCTTTAAATTTAATTGGTTTCATATTAATTAAAATTTGATTGTTTAACATTAGCAACTGTCACAAAACCTCGTTCTAATTCTGAAATAATCCAGCGTAAATGTTCAGCACTATCTCGAAAACCTTTTTCGTGTGCCATATGAATATTACCTACTAATCCTTGAATAAGAACATTAGATAACACTTTAGAACCTGCTTCGGTTGGTAAATCTTCTTTATCTAAATATTGTTTTCTGTCAAGTTCTCCGATAACTTCAAGATTAAAGTTAGTTGCAACGTGTTTTGATGTTGTCATTCCTTTTTTGTGTTCTAAAGTTAGAACTACTTTTGCTTCAAACGAAAAATCCATAATAATATAAATTAAAAATGCCTATCGATATTTGCAAAAGGTCTCACGTTTCGCTCCTATCAATAGGCTAAATCTTTTCGTTACCGTTTAAATTGAGACCGTAACACTTTGCAAATATAAACCTTTTTTTATTACCTTTACAAAAACTTTTTATTATGAAAAATATATTAATCATTTTATCGTTAATCCTACTAACATCTTGCTCCGCTCGTAAAGTTTCAAAATCCAATACAGAAACAAAAAAAGACAGTATCACAACTACTACTGAAGCTATTTCAGAAACAACAAACACTACTTCAACAACTACAATCGACACAACTGAAACGGAAATAACGGAAATAACGGAAATAGTACCGATTGACAGTACAAAAGAAGCTACTCACATCGACAAAAGCGGTAAAGTAACTAAAATCATTAATGCTAAAATCAAAAAAACTAAAACAAAGCGTTTTAAAGCTGGAAAAATAAAAAGCGATATAGTTGTTGAAAATAAAAAGACAGTCGATAAAAGCAATGTTTCTGATGTTAAAAACAGGGTTGTCGAGGTTAAAAAAGATACTGAACGACAAAGCTATTTTAGTTGGTGGTGGTTGCTTTTAATTATACTGATTATTATTTTCGTACTATATCGCCTTTGGCTACGATACCGAAAGCCGTTTTAGTGTAGGGTTGTTAGTGCCGTTGGTTGGGTTTTAGTAAACTATTTTCTTTAATTTTTCAAAGTAATTATGCTTATCTTCAATTTCATAAGCCATTTCTTCTACTTGTTGTTTTAAATTATTTTCTAATTCTGCTCTAACAGAATTGAAAATATCAAGTCTATCCTCTGGAGAGTAGCCAAACAGTTCAGAAATAATTGTTTGTGATGCTTGATGTTTTCTTTTTTCATTTTCTTCTGATGTAGGTCTGTCAAAAATAACTTTTTCAAGTCTGTTAATTTTTTCAAAAGCCATTTCTATGTTAATAGTAGATTTTTCTAATTCTTGTTTTTCTGTTGTCATCTCTATTCTAGCACTTATCCTTGCAATCGGGGTTAATTGTTAATCTTCTTCGGTAAATTCTTGAATATCATAAGTGCTAAATTTCCAATTATTAATAAAACCTAATTTATCGATTTTCATAATAATATAATCACCACAACCATTGTCGTCTATTGATAAACAATCAGGAACATATCCCTCTTTACATAAAACTTGCTCGTTGTTTTCATCTGCTAAAATGTAAGTTCCATCGTCACAAACTTTATAGTGTACATCAGCGGTTTTTCCTTGCGTCCAATTTGTTATTTTACCATTTTCTAAATCAATAGTTAAACACCAATCGTCCTCAACTCGACAAGGGATTAAATCTCCGTTTTCATCTTCAACACCGTCAACTTTTGCATCTTCCCAATAACGAACTACGGCACGAACGTATAGGGTTGTTATTTCTACTTCTACTTCTTTTTTAATTTTGAATTTCATTTTACTTTGTTTTTTAAATTAATCTCTTTAAACAAATCCACATCACTACTAACATCAATCTCTAAAAACTCTTTGCTTTTGATAATTTCGGTTAGTATATTTAGTAGTTTGCTTTTCTTTTTGGTACTCGGTTTTTGTTTCAATAATTGGTTCAACTCTTTGTAATTTTCTATTACTTTTTCGTAGTGGAAATAGTGTAGGTGTGAGGTTAGGTGATTTTCAGATGGTTGCATAATTTAGTAGAGTATATAAACAAGTTAGCGGTAATGCTACGAATCCGTTAACGAGAAATTATCTTGAAGTATTTTTTCTTCAATAGTATAATCTTCATCATTTACATAGTTTGGATTATATTTTTCTTGCAATACTTCCGTTGCAATAAGCATTAATTTTTCTCCAGTCACTTTACATTCAATGTTTGATATTCCGTCAGAACCATCCTGCAAAGCACTTATCATTAAATGCTTAATGGAAGTATCTTTAACGTTTACAATAGTTTTACCATCGTCTAAAAAATACTCGAATTTTGAGTTTAAAATTTTAATATTCATAAGAAATTTAGTTTTAAGAACCGCACTAATGCTAACACAGGTTTGCAAAAATGGCAAGTTCAGGTTTAATTTAAAATTGTTTTTGTGTCTGTAATGTTTAGGCAAAATCGAAAATTAAGGTTTGCTTTTTTGCCACTTCTGCAAGCCTGATAACGTTATCTTCACTCATAACACCACATAAACTCATAATCAATTACATTCATAGAGTAATCGTGGTAACGTTGCATACTCACGTCGAAATACCCTATTACTTCCTCAGCGTTTTCATCAGTAATGTTTTTAATTCGAACATCGATAATGTTTCTTTGGTCGTCGCAGTTTGGGTAGATTGTTGAGGGATGCCAAACATCGACTTTACTATTACCGATAATTAATGATCCGATTAAAATAATTAACGCAACGGCTATTATTAAGCCGATTAGGTTGTCTTGTATTAGTTCGTTCATAGTTCAAATTTTAAGTTTGTTTCTTTTTCGTAGTAATGCTTTAATTCATCTAAAGTTAAAAAAGTATATTCTGATTTAACGTCAAAATATATTTCGAAAACATCATACAAATAAACCATAATAAAATCATTTCCTCCAAAATCATTTTTTGTCCATTCATTTAAGCTTGGATTATCTTCCGTAGAAGTTTTTTTAAATCCATTTTTAAGCAATGCTTTTTCTATTTCTTTTATTCTTTTATTCATCTTTTCTAAATTTTTGGTTGTAGTAGTCTTTTCCTGTTTTGTACATTTTTTCGCTAACTTTAAATTTCATATCAATAACAGAATTGTTAAATTTAGCTTTTATACAGTCGTTAAAAGCATTTTCAATAACTTGCTTTTCTTTTGGGAGGAGTTCAGTTTCAATCCTTTCAATGATGCAATCTAAAGTTTTCGTAACGACTTCTTGACAACATTCTCTAACGTGTTTATCATTAATTTCATTTAAAGTTTCAAAAGCCGATATTTTAGTTTCTTTTAAATCAGCTAAAAGGTCTTGCATCGGTGTTTTATTTTCCATAAACTTGTGTTTTAAATATTTGTCTTAATTCTGCGGTTGTTAATGGCTCGTTTCTATTTAAATTTACCGTTTCTACATATCGGTTTAGATACCACTCAGCGAATTTATCCGCAAAATCATCGGTTATTTGTTCGAGTTGGTCAATAGTTTCTGTCCCTTAATTTTTTCCATACTTTCCTCCAAAAACTTTTAACTTTATCTTCTCCCTCAACTTATTACTCCCATCGCCAAAAAACTCGGCTTCGGTTATTAGATCTATTCCTTTGGGTAAATTATTCCAATAATTACAATTTATGTTACTATAATATAGTAAATAATTAAATTTAGCGTTTAAGTAAGTTGTACCAAATGTTTTCTCTATCTCCTCTTTAACCCTATCGCTTAATTTAATAGCGAATGGTTTGTTTTGTTTTTCGAATAGGTTCATGGGTTTTTAGTTTCAAGTTCGTCATAAATATTTTTACCTTCTTTAAAGACTTTTATAACATCATGTAAATTTGGCGTAGGTTTTGGATATTCTAACTCCATTTCGAATATACTATCCCAATACCTTTCATTAATCCAGTCATCAAAAACATCGTCTCTTTTTCTTTTTGAGGCAAAAAATTGCGTATGATTGTCACTGTATTTAGAATCGTCGTGAATGGTTTTATATCTTATGCCATATTTTCCATTTTCGTCTTTTTCGTTAATAAATTTTTGATTTGACTTATAAAGTTCTTTTATTAAATCAAGAAGTTCTTTTCTGTCTTCTTTTGGAAAATAACAATCAGCATCTTTTAACATTAAATACAACAAATGATATTTAGTATCGTTTTGTTTCATCTTTTCTCTATTTTAAATTATTATATATTTCCTCCTCTTTCTAAAACGACTTTAACAATTAGAAACTCGTTATTTTCAAATTGATTTTCTTTCTTTTGAGAAAACACATATCTTAATGACTTCTCTTGTTTTTCGTCAAATCCGATGCTACGGCAAAGGATAGGTAAAGAACCGAACAATCTATATTGCTCGGTTTCTTTGTTTTTTAAAATGAATGGCATATTAGTTTGGAACTGAATTACCATTCTCTAAACAGAATTGCATTTTCTTCAAATCCGTATTCCATTTTAATCCGTTGTCATTTTCAACGATTAAAACTCCGTTAGTTCTATCAAAAGCAACTACTTTTAAAATAGCTCTTTCGCTCCATTCCATTCCGTGAATATCTAAATCACCGTGTAATCCACAAGTAGATTTTAGTTTGCAAAAACTTTCAGTTGGACGACTATTTGTATAAACATTATTCATAATAATAAAAATTACAAAATAACTTCGTTGTTATTTCTTTAGCAAATATATTACTTATTTTCTAATAAACAAGTGTTTTTATAAAATATTTTAATTATTTTCTAAATTATTATATATATCAACTGCTTTGTTTATTGCTTGTTCGGTGGAAAGCATTATGATTGCTTTTTTATACTCTAATATTCGACTACTGTAAATAGTTGCTTGTTCCTTATTGTTTTCGCTTTTATAAGCATCTTTTAAACTATCAATTTCAGCTTCTAAAAGTTCTATTGTGTTTTCAAATTGTCCGTTCATAATCCTATTTCTTTTTGTGCCGTAGCGGTTAGTAAATTCTTTTTTTAGGTTGTTCGATTAGTCTATATGCTACTATATGCTTCCAATGGTTATACGTAAAGTTTTTGCCAAAGACAAAATACCTATCAATTGAAATCGCTCCATCTTCAAATTCAATATGACAATCACAATCTTCACTCGGCAAATCGCTTTCGCTTTCAATTTTAATCCAGCCGTTGTTGGTTTCGATTCCTTTTAGGGATTTTGGCAGAAGAAACCAACTAACAGTTGTTTTTTTAAAAATTAAATCTAAGTTATTAAATATATTCTTATTTCTTTTTTCCCAATCTTTAAAATCTCCATTAATTGATGAGCCTATATAGCCAAACGCATCAAGGCCTCTTTTTTTTGCTAACTCCCAATACTCCCCATATGCCTCTCTAATGGCTTTTTCTTTATTTGTTTCCATAGTCTATAAATTATCTAGTTCACGTTGTTTAAGCATTGCGTCGGCTATTAAATAACTTTCTTGCGCTAGATTTTTAATTGCAGGCATTGAAATCAAATCATACATTCTATTATTGCTAATCATTCCTTGCATCGCTGAATTAGCGAATTCATCTCTTAAAGTCCATCCTTGTTGTATGGTTGGATTTCTCGGTTTTTTATTTTCTGTTTCCATTATTCTATTGTTTTTACTTGTTCTTCTTTAAATCTATCTAAACATTCATTAGTAGTTAACCAAATATCATCTCTAAAAACCCACCATCCATCTTTCGAACTTGATGGGGTGCAGTTTTGAGTAAGCCAAAGTCCAAACTTAACTATTTCCTCCTCTGATTTTTTTTGTTCTTCCATCGCCTTATTATACCTCTCAAAAAACTCAGGCAAATCGCAGTTGATTTGTTGGCGGATGTTGAATGCGTCGAGAACTAACTTAACTGTTTCGTCAACATCTTTTTTTGTTCTTTGATAACCATTAACAACTAATACATCATCAATATTTTGAGCGTCGGCATACTTTACACGTATAGTTGCTGAATTACTATAACTTCTATAATCTTGTTCGAAATATTCTCCAATCGTTCCTTTAAAATTTGTTTTCATTTTCTTTATCTTTATATTCATTCAACAATGTTAAAAACTCGGGTTCGGTGACTTGGGTTTGTTTTAAGTTTTTATCCCAAATTGAAAATGTACCGTAATTATTTGAAAACCTAAAACAGTCAGTTCCGTTGTTTAAAAAATTAAAATCATAGGATTGTTTTTCATACGGCAACCCATTATCAACACAAACCTGTTTCATTCGGTCGCATTGTTCCTGTCCTTCCATTGGTACGTAAACGTCAAATATTGTTAGTTTCATGACTTAAAAATTAATTTCGTTATCAATTAAACTTTGCTCGATTAATTTAATTCTTTGCTCGGCTAAAAAAAGACTAATTTCAAACCATTGTTTTAAATCTTTTTGTTCGTCGTTTTCTAAACAAAGTACTTGTAATCTTCTATCTTCTTTTGCAATAGTCAACTCTTTTAGTAATGCTTCACGATGTTGTTTTGTAAGTTCCATAATTTCTACATTTAAATTTTGTCAAAGATACAAACTTATTTTAATTAAACAACATAAAATAAATTTATTTTGTGTTGCAAGATTAAAAAGTTTGTTGTAAGTTTGCAGTATTAATAATTAAACATATAGGAATTATGGAAAAACACTTTGAATTAACTGAAGAATTTAAAATTAACTTTTTAGGAGTTAAATTATTTAGAATAAGAGCTACTAAAAACTTTAAATCAATTAGTATTGGAGATTTAGGCGGTTTCGTAGAGAAGATAGAAAACCTTTCTGGCGACGCTTGGGTTTATGGCGACGCTTGGGTTTATGGCGACGCTGAGGTTTATGGCAACGCTAGGGTTTCTGGCAACGCTAGGGTTTATGGCAACGCTGAGGTTTATGGCGACGCTAGGGTTTATGGCAACGCTTGGGTTTATGGCAACGCTAGGGTTTATGGCAACGCTGAGGTTTATGGCGACGCTGAGGTTTCTGGCAACGCTGAGGTTTCTGGCAACGCTGAGGTTTATGGCAACGCTAGGGTTTATGGCAACGCTTGGGTTTATAGCGACGCTAGGGTTTATAGCGACAACGATATTTGTTGGTTTTCAAAGTTCGGTTCGTCAAATAGAACAACTACTTTTTTTAAATCAAAAGAAGAAAAAATAAAAGTAAAATGCGGTTGTTTTTTTGGAGATTTAATTGAATTTGAAAGTAAGGTAAAAAAAACTCATTCGGGTAATAAATTTGAAAAAGAATATTTATTAATGATTGAATTAGCAAAATTAAAACTACAATAATATGCCACGCAAAAAAGGATACAAAAAAATAAAAGGCGAAACCGCAATGCTCAGGATACAACGTGAGTGCAAAATCGAGTACATTAAACCGATAAAAGAAGCGGTTACTAAGTTTATTGATGATGATGCTAAAGGGGTTAATATAAAGGATAAAATCGCTAAACTGAATGAGGATTTAAAAAGTATTGGTGATGATAGAGAAAATATATAGTTTTGAAGACATCGAAAATCAGTTTTTTATTTCAGTTGAGCAAACAAAAAGAATTATCGATTTGATGGGAATTATCCCAGCATATATTAGAGTAAAGAAATATTACTTTAGTGATGCACAAGTTCAACTAATTATCGAAAACAACCCTAGAAACTACGAAAGAGAAGAGTTTATTATTGTTAAAGAAAGTAAAATGAATTATGAAAAAAGCACAAATATTTAATAACCATTTCCAAAATTTTAAAACCTACGCAATACCTAAAGCGCAGTTAATCATTGCGGATATTCCGTATAACTTAGGAAATAACGCTTATGCTTCAAATCCAGCTTGGTATAAAGACGGGGATAACTCAAACGGAGAAAGTGAATTGGCGGGTAAAAGTTTCTTTGATACCGACGAAGATTTTAGACCAGCGGAGTTTATGCATTTTTGTAGCACTATGTTAAAATCAGAAACAAAGAAAACTAAAGTTAATGGAGAATCAAGACAAAAAGGCGATGCTCCTTGTATGATTGTTTTTTGTGCTTTCGACCAGCAAATGTATTTAATTGAACTTGCTAAACGTTACGGCTTAAACAATTACATTAATTTAGTATTTCGTAAAAACTTCAGTGCGCAAGTATTAAAAGCTAATATGAAAGTTGTAGGGAATTGTGAATATGGTTTAATTTTTTACCGTGACAAATTACCAAAATTTAATAACAAAGGAAAAATGATTTTCAATTGTTTAGATTGGGAGCGTGACGATGTAGAAGTAGAAAAATTACATCCAACTCAAAAACCTTTAAAGTTACTTAAAAAACTTATTGAAATATTCACAGACGAGGGTGATGTAGTTATTGACCCTTGCGCTGGTTCAGGAAGCACTTTAATAGCTGGACAACAATTAAAACGAAAATGCTTTGGCTTTGAGATTAAAAAGAACTTTCACAAACTTGCAGAAAATTGGATAGATAATGAGTTTACAAAACTTTCAGAAATAGAAGAATTCGGGTTTGCAAAAACCTTAATATCAAAGCAACAAGAAATGCTTTTTTAAACCACATTTCCCAAACAAAAACTTTTTTAACCGCCGAAAGGCATAATATATTTAGAGAATTATGGAAAGCTCAAGAGAATACTTTTTAAAACTATCGGAGCAGTTATACAACGAGCTTGGTAATGATGAAAAAATGTATCTTAATCACTTAGGATTGGAAGTAAGACAACTACCAACAAAAGAGGATTTAGAAGATGAGAATTACAAAAAAATAAAGAAACATCGCATTGATGCTTGGAACGAAGAACAAAAATATTTATTTGAAAAACGGAATAAGTAAAAACTTTTTTGTATATTCGCATAACGAAACAGTTAACTCGTACTTAACTAACAAAAAATTAAACAGGCTAATTTTGAAAATCGGAGGTACGAGCCCGACTAGTAAAAGTTAGCCATTTTTTTTTAAATTATGACTTTAGTATTAAAAAAAGCAACGAGAAAACAAGTAAAGTTGCGATTGAACATTTCAGCTCCTTCGGGTGCGGGAAAAACTTATTCAGCATTAAAAATGGCAAAAGGTATTTGTAGCGACTGGTCAAAGGTTGCTGTTATTGATACCGAAAACGGTAGTGCAAGTTTGTATAGTCATTTAGGTGACTTTTCAGTAATTGATTTAACACCGCCATTTACTCCTGAAAAATATACACAAGCATTACAAACTTGTGTTAATGCTGGTATGGAAGTTGTTATTATTGATAGTACAACTCACGAATGGGCTTGCTTAATAGAAGAAAACGAACTATTAGCACAAAGCAAATTTAGAGGTAATACTTGGAGCGCGTGGTCGCAAACAACACCAAGACACGACAGATTTATTAATAGTATTTTACATTCACCAGTTCACGTTATTACTTGCACGCGCTCAAAAATGGAAACAATAATGGGTGATGATAAAAAAGTAAAAAAAGTTGGAATGAAAGATGTGCAACGCGAGGGTTGGGAATATGAATTAACTGTTTCATTAAATATTGACCGCGATACTCATATGGCTATACCGTCAAAAGACCGTACTAATTTATTTGAGGGTAAAAATCCTTTTTTAATTACAGAAGAAACTGGAAAAATAATAGCGGAATGGTGTAATAGCGGTGAAAGCGAAAAACAAATCGCGATTAATGAAATGGAAATCGTAGCGAGTATTGATGAGTTAAAAACTGTTTGGAGTAAATACAAAAATTTGCAAACAGATAAGGATTTTATCGCGATGAAAGACAAACGCAAATCGGAATTAACTCCAGCGCCAACACAAGAACCAGCAACAACGCAACCCGAACAAATAACTGAATAATAATTAATAATTTATAAAAAAATGGAAGTAGTAGGAAAAATTAAAGTAATCGGTGAAACATTACAAGTAACCGATAGTTACAAAAAAAGAGACTTAGTTGTAACAACAGATGAACAATACCCTCAACACATTAGTATTGAGTTTGCACAAGACAAAACAAGTTTATTAGATAATAGGCTTGTGGGTGAAGAAGTAAAAGTAAGTATTAATCTTGGAGGGCGCGAGTGGGTAAATCCACAAGGTGAAACAAAGTATTTTAATTCTGTTAAAGGCTGGCGTATTGAAAAATTGGGTGATGCTAATAATTCAACACAACAACCAAGCGCGCAATCACCAGCACCAGCACAAACTCAACAACCAATCGCGCAAAGTGAAGCACCTGTGAGTAATGAAGAAGATGAGGATTTACCTTTTAATTAAGGGTTTTTAGTAATCCCGAAAAAATAAAACTAATAAATAAAAATAACCTACTTAATATTTTGTAGGTTATTTTTTTTAAACTATTTTTGTATTAGAGAACGTCTACCTCTATTTAAGATACTGGTTAAACTTAACCAAACAGCTCCTTAAATGAACCGAGTAGACGCGGGGATTTTAAGGAGTTTTTTATTATAAATTATTTACTATGTTAAATACAGAACAGCAAGAATTAAATCAAAGATTACTATCTTTTTTAAATAATTCAGAAATGGGTTACTATGGAGTTTATGGCGCGGGCGGAACTGGAAAAACATACACAATATGTTACACAATTAATGATTACAACAAAAAAGTTTTGTTTCTTGGCGCAACCAACAAAGTAACAAATGTTTTAAAAGACGGTTTAAAAAATAGCGGTTACAAAAAACAAGCCGTAATTAAAACTATTGATAGTTTTTTAAAGTTTAAAATTGAAAAAGACCATTTTAACCAAAACACAATTAGTTATAAATTTCCTAGTCCTAGCGAAATTCCTGATTTAATTATTATTGATGAAATTAGTCTTATTAGTTTTTCAAAGTTTCAATTAATTGAACGATTAAAAGATAAATGTAAAATAATTTTGTTAGGTGATTATCTACAATTACCGCCAATTGAAGAAGATAGACAAAATATAACTAGAAACAAAGACGGTTTTCAAGTAAGTAAAATTTTCACCGCAATACCTGAGGAAAATACATTTACATTGACTATACAAAACAGACAAAAAACCGATAGTGATTTAGGAAAAATGATTAGCGGTTTTAGAAAATTTATGAATGTTAAAATAAATCCAATATCTTTAGCAACCAAAAAAAATAATGGTGTTGATATTTTTTATTACGATATTCACGAGAAACAATTAAAAGAAACTATTAAAAATAATAATTGTGTTGCGGTTTGTTTTAAAAATTTATCGGTGTTAAATTTTAATTGGTTAATCGGAAGCACAAAAAGTATGCGTAAAGATTACCGATTGAATGAAATTAATATTGGTGATAGTTTAATGTTTGACCAGTACTATATTCATAATCAAACCAAGTATTACACATCAAACATTATTGAGATTAAAGATATTGAAAAAAACTGCTCAGAAACTTTTAAAATAAAGGACGGAATGATTAAAACAATCATTTACAATAAACTTACTGTTATTGATAGCGATGGTGAAGAAGCTACTATTCGATACATTCACGGTGGTTTATACGGAATGAATGGTGGCGGTTTAACGAGTAGTGTTTATGGTCAAAGAAAAACTTATTCCGAACATATTAAAAAGGGTAAAAACGTTAATGAAAATAAAAAATACTTAACTGACCTTAATACTCGTTTTGCTGATTATCAAAACAGTTTTGCGAAATTAAAACGTCCGTATGCTATTACTTGTCACAAGGCACAAGGAAGCACATATAATACTGTTATTATTCCAGTTTATGATTATTTTATGATTAATTACAAAGATGCTAATCAACTTTTATATGTTGCACTGAGTAGAGCAAAAGATAATATTATTTTTGTGAATAAAAAAGACCAATTTGATGAAACAACAAATAGAAGATTGTTTTCTGAATTTGAAAAACAAAGCATTGCTTCGGCTAATGATTATAAATGCAATATTTGTAGAACCGATTTAGTGGAACGAGAATTTCAAATAGACCATATTGTACCGCTTGCTATTGGAGGTAAAAATTCGATTGATAATTTACAACCTTTATGTAAAAATTGTCATAAAAGAAAAACAGCTAACGAAAAATATAACTAGCAATGAATAATAAAATATTAAATGCTGGTTTTCTTGGAGATAATCAAGAACAAAATAACAATAATAATCTTTTTATTGCTCCTGATTACAGCGCGCGTTATAATTGGTTTGTTAATGAATTTAACAATTATAACATTCCTGTTCCTGAAGAACTTTTAAAAGAATACGAGTTATTGTTTAAAATGTTTGGTGAAGATGAACAAAACAAATCAATAGAGCAAAGTTTACAAAAATTCAAAGTTCTTGTTACCGATGAAGTTCCGATGCCTGAAATTGTGCTTAGCGTTTGCGATAGCAACGGTCAAAATAAAAGAATGATAATGACGCGAGAAAACATTAGTTGTGTTACTGCTCAAGCGAAAGTTGGTAAAACGTTTTTAGTTAAATTAATAGTTAGCGCGATTTTAAAAAAAGGAGTATTTCAAAACCGTTTACTTTCTGAATTACCAATTAATCGCGATAACGTTCTTTACATTGATACCGAACAAAGTAAATTTCACGTTAAACTTGGTCTTTCACAAATAAAAGAAATGCTTACTGAACAGCACGAACACGAACTCAATAGAATGAATGTTTACCAGTTTGATGCAGTAAGCACTTTACAGCGACTAGAATACGTTAAATGGTTAATTTATAATACTAAACCAGATTTTGTTATTATTGATGGTATTTCAGACCTTGCGCTTGATACTAATAATTTAAAAGAAGCGGACGAGTTGGTTACTAATTTACGTATTTGGGCTACCGATTGTAATTGTCATATTCTTAATGTTATTCACCAAAACCCAAATGATATACAAACTAAAATGAAAGGTCATTTAGGTACAAAATTGCAAGATAAAAGCGAAATTGTTATCGGTGTTAGTGTTGATAAAGAAAACGATAGTAATAGAATTGTACAAAGTTTAGCAAGTAGAAACAGAAAACCTGAACCGTTTGAATTTACTATTAATGAAAATGGTGTTCCTGAAATTCAAGAAAATGAATTATCGGAATATAAACTTGCTGGCAAAAAAGCACCAAAAACTGAAAAACCAGACTATCAACTGTACTCAATTTTAACAACAATTTTTAGTAAAAAACAGAATGAAATTAACTTTTATACTTATGGAAATTTAATTGAACAAATAAAACTTGAATATGAAAAACAATTTAAAGAAGCAATAGGAACTTCAAACGCTAAAACATTGCTTACAAAAATGATTGATAAAAGTTGGATTTTAAAGCAAGGTGAAAGTAGAAATACTATGTATTTTTTAGGTAGTTTTAAAGAAGAAAATACTGATAATAATCATGTTTTTTAGGTTAAAAATTAGGTGGGTTAAACTGGTTTAAAAAACGTTAACCCACATGTGGTTTAAACCCCCCTTATAAAGGGGGGGTTTAATACCATATAAAAAAAGGTTTTAGACTAGGTGTGGGTTAAAAACAAATTAACCCACAAAAACAAAAAATATAATTAATAGTTTAAAAAAAATAATTATATTTGTAAAATAAACTAACAAATTTAAAGTTATGATAACAAAAGAAGATTTTTTAAACGCAAAAGAATTAATTAAAAATTACAAAATTCAAGAAGGTAAAAAAAAGTATATAAAAAAAACTGATTTGTTTTTATTTAATTCACCAGAAAAAACAATGTTTATTTTAAAAGATAAATTCAATACAAATAAAACAATAAGGTATAAGGATGTTGTATCTATAATTTCAGATGTGTATTTTGAGGTTTATAATAAAAATCTTGGAACTAACAACTCAAAGATAATTCTAAAAAAACTAATACAGGATAAAATTATTTTATCCGAAGGAGATGTAAAGTTTAGAGAATATAAAATAAATTTTTCAAATGGAAAATAGAAAACCAATACAACAATTAAAAAACGAAGTCTATAATATTGAAAAAGCAATTAATAGACTATCTTGGAGGTTTAAAAATGAAAACGTAAAAATCAATGAAAGTAAAATAATTATTAATGAAGCGGATGTAAAAGCAGTTGAGTTTTTGATTGAATGGATTAATCAACAAAAAAAAGAAACATTAAAAGAAAATTATTTATTTGCTAAATTGTTTTGTTATGCGTTCAATAATGAATTAATTTACTACAATGGTGATGCTAAACTTTCTCAACAAAAAATAGTAGAGCAATTAAAAATACCAGTAGAATATCATTATAATACAATACACGGAACTCTGAATATGTTTGAACTTAATAATTATATGGAGCAAATAGGTGTTATTCAAAATCACCCATTAACACGAAACGCTGATGAAGAAAAAAATAATGCTGAACTTTTCAAAGCTAATAATAAAGAAATTGTAAAAAAAATAATGGGTACTTGGAGTATAGAAAACGTTTACAAATCACTAAATAACACGATTACAGAATTTATTAATCGTTTTAAAAATATTGAATAATGGAAACAATAACTATTAAAAAAACCGTTCTCAACCTAAATTTCGAACCTCAACTTTCGCCAAACGGAAGACCTATTCGATACTCGGGAATAAGACGCAACGGACAAAAGGCGCAACAATGGGTAGAAAATGCTGAAACTAAAAAATCAGAATTAAAAAGTTGTTGGATTTACTCTTTTCGATTTATGGATGAAATAGGAGGTTTTATTGATTTTGAGTTTGATTGTTATGACCGCTTTGTTGGAGTTTTTAAGCATTAAAACACCTACACGAACTAATCGTAAAAGATAGAAAAAACCCTAAAGTAAAAGAATTACAGGCGGATGTGGATTGGTTCTTTTATGGAATTAAAGAAAAATAGAAAATTATGAAAAAAAGATGCAATCACTTAAATGCAAAGTATGTTGAAATAGTCGAAGGATTTCAACAAAAAATATTTGACGAAGAAAGATACTATTCTAATTTAGAAACTGGAAATAGAATAGGTGTTTATGTAGAATGTTACGAATGTGGTAAAAGAGTAAATATAACTCCGAAATCAAAGCTACCTAATTGGGTTAAGTCTATGATTGAAACGCTTAAGAAAAACAGTTTTCATACTTATGGTAAAAGATAATAAAATAACCGCCTTAATTGGCGGTTATTAGTTAATACTCTTTTTCAACTTCACTTAACGGCAAATCATAAATACTATCCATTACCGTTGTATAATTTAGCTTTTTAGCCACTATTTCTTTACAAGTGGGGTTTAGTTCTTCAAATTTAGTTTTTTCCATTGTACGCTTCAATAAAGGTTAATAATTTATCAGTTCCGTAAGTTTCAATTACTTTTATTACATCGTTTTGGGTTTGGATTATTTCAGCTATTTTACCATCTTTAAATAAACAAACACCACCCATATAAAAACTGTTATCGTCAAAATCAAATTTGGTTTTATATTCTAAATCAAATATATAAACAATCTCTATATCTAAACATTTAACTTCAACACCATTAACAACACCTTTTTCAATAAAGTAATTCTTAAAAGCCGTTTCTACTTCTTCGGGAGTGGCGGGAACGGGATAAGTAATAATACTGCAAAGCATATTTTCACTAAAATATCCTTCACTAGTAAAGCCATAAGTATCTTCACCTCCATTCCAAACAATTAATTCTTTATCTCTTTTATACCACTTCCCAACCTCCAACTCAACTTCAAAAACATCAGGAAACAACTCTTTCACTAAACTGCCATTTTCAGAAATTTCAATGAGTTGAGATTTTGTTAGTTGGTAGCACTCGTTTTCTTTTAAGTCTGTTACTTTTTTCATAATTCTGTTGCTTGTTTTATTAGTTCGTTTGCTTTTATTAATATTCTTCCACCAATATTTTCATCGGTATCAAATTCGCCTCTTTTAAATATATTAACTATTTCGCTCAACATCTCCAACATTTCAGGTGCTTTTGAAATTAGTAAGGCGTTTGCTTCATCTATTTCTAAATCTGAAATTGTAGTGCAAATATCCCAATTTGGTTTATCGCAAAACACTACAAAACAATCTTTTTCTTTGGTTGCATACCACTTCCCTTTTGTTCCTTTAAATTCACTCATAACTCCAATAATTTTATTATTTTATTTTTAATTAACTGATTTTCTCCCGCAATATCGTAAATCTCTTTATACATATTGCTACGTGGTATTTTATGTATAGTTACTCCGTGATAGTCGTAATGGATTTTAAAAACCCAATTTTCATAGTCGGGAATAAGTTTGTTTGTAACGTGATTAGCAAAGTCATCAAGCGTCATATTGCTTGTGAAACTGTTTATTTCTCCAGTTGCGTAGCGATTGCGTTTTTCTAATCGAATGCGCTCGTCTTCTATTTCATCAAACGAAATGCGTATTATTTCGTTGTCTTTGATGATGTGGATTTGTTTTGTGGTGTGCATTATTCGTATTTTTTAATTGTAATTGTTTTTACTTTTGAATTACCCACACAATCTAAATAAATATATTTTGTAGTAAAATTAAAAAAAGGTCTAAAAGTTTTACCGTCAATTATAACATCTTTAAAAAATATTCCATCTTCTCTTTTAAAAACTTCTTTACCAATAAATAAAGTATCGCCCTCTATTCTAGATTTTTTAGAAACTGAATTCACATTAGTAACTGCTTCTAAAATTTTAATTGTTCTATTATTTCTCATAATTCCTATATCTTTAATTATTATAAAGCAAATATAACACAATCCACCAATACAAACCTAATATTTTCTAATAAAATCGATGAAATGCACAAAATGATGTAGTTCGTCGATTTTATTTGGCGGGGTGGAGTGTTATTTGTATGTTTGTTGGGTAATTAAAAATATAGAGATTATGAAAAAATACCAATACGGAGCAATGTCTTCAAAGTACGAATTAGAAGCAGAAAACAAGTTAACCGCTTATGCAACAATGGTTTTGCATTATCAACAATCAGCACATTTAATAGCTATATACGAACCTTTAGAAGCAAAAGAAGATAGTTGGATGAATTTTACTGGTCAAATATCTGAACGATTAGATGAGATTTTTGGAGGATTAAATTCTTTTGATAAATATGTTGAAGATAATATTGAAAAAATAAAAGAGTGTTGGAAATCAGTAAATAAAATAGTATAACCCTATGACACCCGAACAAAAACAAACATACCGCCAACACGTCAAGCAAAACATTGAAAAGTGTATTGAGCATTTAGGTAGTATTAAAGAACTATCGAAAGCAACAGGGTTTTCGATAAGCGCTATTCAAGACTGGATTGAATGTAGAACAGGTGTTAAGTACGAAAACCTTATGCACATCATTAACACAACAGCACAATTAGAACGTGAACGAATTGATAGGATTAATAATATAGAGGTAAATTTATAAGCTATGACCAACGAAGAGAAAAAAGCAAGGGAGATTGTGGAGAGGTTTTATCAAGAAGCACCCGAAATATTTGGAACGAGTAAGGCAATGCAATATGGTATTAAATGCGCTTTGATTTGTGTTGAGGAGATAATTGAAAATCTAAAAGAAATTGAAACCTACAAAGACGTAAACGAAAATATGCCTATTAGGTATTGGCAAACAATTAAACAAATAATAGAAACCCTATGACACTAGAACAAAAAATCAGAAACGCTATTCCTGAGTTAATGGAGTTGGGAGTTGGGTGTGAAATTGAAACACAAACAAAACAAAGATTGATAATTTATTCAATAGATAAAGGATATTATAATTGTCATAATAGCGATGTGGTTTCTACATCTATTTCAAAACCAATTAATCCATATCATAAAATCATCGGCAAACCAATCCAACTAAATCACGTTTTGGAGTATGCAATTGAAACGGATTATTGCACTAAAGAAAAGCTTTTAAAAATAATTAAACTTTGGGATTTATCAAGCAACCTCCTATCCAACCAATCACCCGAATTAAAGATTTTTATCAATAACCTTGCGTAGTAAATAAATTTGTTGTAGTTTTGTGTATTATGGCTTATACTAAAGAAGAAATAGATAAAGTTTTTACTCAAATTTGTGAACAGATTGAAACTGGTCGCTCTTTACGCTCTATTTTAAAAGAAGATGAAAATATGCCGAGTAGTTCAACTTTCTTTATTTGGCTTAAAGAAGATGAGTTAAAATCGAAACGATACGAACTTGCAACTGATTTAAGAACCGATATTTTATTTGATGAAATTATTGAAATAGCTTATAATACCGAAGAGGGAGAAACAACAAAAGTTAACTCAAAAGGCGAAATCGAAACCACTACAGGAGATATGCTTGGACATCGTAGATTAAAGATTGATGCTTTAAAATGGTCTTTAGCAAAACTTAATCCTAAAAGATACGGCGACAAAACCGACATCACTTCGGGTGGAGAGAAAATACAAAACACTGCCATTCCAATAACACCACAACAAGCTAAAGAAGTTCTTGATAACTTGGATAAAGAAATTTAATGACCGAACAAGACGTTATAAGAGCAAAAGTTATTTCAGATAGTTTATTTTTTACACGTTATTTTTTTAAGCAAAGGTTTAAAAGAAAGTTTGTAGTAAGTAAGCACCACGAAATTATATGCAACGCTTTAAATGATGTTTTAAACGGTAAAATTAAAAGATTAGCTATTGCAATCGCACCAAGATACGGCAAAACAGAATTAGCGGTTAAGAACTTTGTAGCGCAAGGACTGGCAATAAACCCCGCTTCAAAATTTATTCATTTATCCTATTCTCAACAATTAGCTTTAGATAATTCAGAAGAAGTTAGAGATTTTATTCAAGAAAGTGAATACAAAAAATTATTTCCTTATGTAAAAATGGATAAGTCCAGCACGGCTAAAAACAAATGGTACACTTCGGAAGGTGGGGGAATTTATGCTACTGCTACAGGTGGTCAGATTACGGGTTTTGGAGCTGGAGAAGTAGATGAAGAACTTGATGAATTTATTTCAGAAGATAGTAACAAGTTCTCGGGAGCAATTATAATAGACGATGCTTTAAAACCTGATGATGCTGAAAGTGAATTGAAACGTGAAAGAGTTAATCAAAGGTTTGAAACAACTATTAGAAGTCGTACAAACAGTAGAAATACACCAATTATCGTAATAGGTCAAAGACTACACGAAAGAGATTTAATAGGTTATTTAATGGAAAATGAACCTGACGAATGGACTTTAATAACTTTACCTTGTATCGTTACTGATGAAGATGGAGAGGAAAAAGCACTTTGGGAATTTAAACAGACGTTAGAGGAACTAAAAAAAATACGGGATGCTGATGAAAGAGTCTTTGAAACTCAATATCAACAAAATCCTCAATCGTTAAAAGGTAAATTAATACCAATTACTGAGGTAAAATT